GCCAGCCCGTTCACGCAGGCGGACGTGGACAAGGCGTGGAACGCGGGCCGCGACACCGTCGTCAACGCCGCGGCTGCGGTGCCCCGGAGGACTGCATGATGACGTTCACGGCCCTTCTCACACCCGAGGGCATCGTCACGGCATCGGCGCTGATCGTGACCCTCGTGCAGATGGTCAAGACGGCCTTCCCGCTCATCGATGCGCGCGTTTCGGGCGCCGTCATGGCGTTCATCCTGAGCGGCGTCCTCTACGTCACGGCAGGGTTCGTCCTGCCCAACCCCTCGCCCGACTCGCTGCTCCAGGTATTCGCCGCGTGGATCACGGTCGCGGGGCTGGCGATGGGGATCAAGGCCGGCGCGGACCACGTCCAGAGCGTGCGCGGAGAGCCCGCGTGATGCCGACCGTGCTCGCCCTGCCGCTCACGGGCTGGGCGGTCGTTGCGCTGGCCCTCGCGCTGCTGTGGGGCACGTTGGGCAGGCTCGCCACATGAGCATGTGGACGCTGTCGTTGGCGAGTGCGAGTGGGCCAACGGCAGCGCGAGGTACTCGCCCTCAGATGCCGGGACAGGTGGCGTGATGCTGCGCCCCTGTCTCGACTGCCGTGGGGCGCTCGTCGACGTGCGCGCATGGTCAGCGCATCGTGAGCGTCATCGCGGCACGCCCACCCAGCGTGGCTATGGCACGCAGCATCGACACGCGCGGGCTGAGTTGGCCGACATGCTGCCCGCCTCGTGCGGCTACGTTGGGACTGACCCCGAGTGCCCGCGCACGCCCATCAGCGCGAGCGAGCGCTGGGTGGCTGCTCACCGGGTCGACGGCGTCCCGTCGCAGGGCTGGATGCACGCTCACCCGGCCTGCAACGAGCGCGCGAAGGTGCGCCGTGGTGGGGGGGCGGTCGTCCAACGTGAAACGGGAGATCGCTGGGGTACCCAACGCCCCGTTGCGCACCCCTACCAAGCGGAACCCCTACCGTGAGGCCCGCCGGCAACGCGGCCAAGCGTGTCGCGGATGCCTCCCCCGGGCCGTGGAAGACGGATCCCGCCTGGCTCCGCATCCGCAGTCGGTCCGACCGCGCCATCCGGTTCATCGAGACCTACTGCCGGCCCGGCAAGGGCACCGGGCATGGGGAACCGCTGCGCCTGGCGCCGTTCCAGAAGGCCTTCCTGCGCCGCGCTCTGGCCCCGGGCACCGATATCGGCGTCCTCGCCACCCCGCGCGGCAACGGCAAGTCATCGCTGGGCGGCGCGCTGGCCGTGTGGGCGCTGTTCGACGACGACTCGACCGGAGCGCCCCAGGTGCCGATCGTCGCGACGACCATCGGGCAGGGTGTCCGGTCCTGCTACGGCGTGGCCGTGTCGATGATCAAGCGCGATCCCGAGCTGCTGCGCCGGGCCCTGATCTTCACGGGCGTCACCACGCCACGGGTCACCGTCCCGTTCAACGAGGGCGAGCTGTTCCCTGTGTCCAACGACCCCGACGGGCTCCAGGGGCTCGACCCCAGCCTCGCGATCGTGGACGAGATCGGCTTCCAGCCGGTGGTCTCGTGGGACTCGCTGCGTATGGCGACCGGCAAGCGCGAGCGGAGCACTATCATCGGCGTCGGGACGCCCGGCCTCGACCACGACAACGCCCTCTACCACCTCCGCAAGGCGCTCCGCGACGGCCAGAAGCTCCCCGGCATCACGTTCACGGAGTTCGCGGCGCCCGATGGTTGTGCCCTGACCGATCGGAAGGCCTGGCGGAAGGCCAATCCGGCCATTCGGGCCGGATTCCTGCGCGAATCGGCCCTCGAGACCGATGTCGGGATCACTCCGGAGGGCCATTTCCGGCTGTTCCGCCTCGGGCAGCACATCGACGGCGTGGACTCGTGGCTCGGGGCCAACGGACCGGCCCTGTGGGACGCCCTCGAGGCCCCGTTCGACTTCGTAGCCGGCGATCCGACGTGGATCGGGGTCGACATCGGCATCAAGCGCGACTCCACGGCGGTCGTCGCAATCCAGCGCGATCCCGATGGGCATCTGCACGCCTCGGCCCGCTTCTGGGTGCCGTCCGAGGACCAGCCGGTGGACGTGACCGACGTGATGGAGCACATCCGCGAGCTGGCGCGGGCCTATGACGTGCGGGCAGTGTCGTTCGACCCGAGGTTGTTCGCCGTCCCGGCCACGATGCTCGCCGATGAAGGGCTGCCGCTGGTGGAAATCCCGCAGTCGGTCGAGCGGATGTCCACCGTCCTCGGCTCGTTGCTCGAGCTCATCAAACGCGGCGAGATCCGGCACGACGGCGATGAGCTGCTCCGACAGCACGTCCTCAACGCCGTCCCGAGGTTCAACGAGCGCGGCTTCACGCTCCAGAAGTCCAAGAGCCGGGGCCGGATCGACGGGGTCATCGCGCTCGGCCTCGCAGCGGATCGTGTCCTGGCGAATGCGGACGTCATGCCGCTGCCCGATCCCGTGGCGGTGTGGACATGAGCGCCGTCCTGCGGGTGGTCAGCGCGCCGTGGCGCTGGTGGAAGGCACTCAGCGCCGAGGAGCGGGTCCTCTACCGCGCCGCGGTCCTGCTCGCCGCCGGCTGCGGCCTCGTCTTCGCGCCGCTGGCGCTGATCGTGCCGGGCGCCCTGTTCGCGGCCGTCTTCTTCAACCTTCGGAGGGCCGGCTGATGGGCGACATCGCGCAGCTGCTCGAGGCACGGGCGATGGTCCTGCCGCCGCCCGCCCGGCCGGGAATGCCGATCTGGCCGTTCGCCAACATCGGCGGCCGCGACTACCCGATCCAGACGCTGCTGGGCGAGATCGAGGAGATCAGCCCCGGCTACCGCGGCTATGTCGAGGGGATGTTCAAGGCGAACCCCATCGTCTTCGCCTGCGAGATGGCGCGGATCAACCTGTTCACCGAGGCGCGGTTCATGTGGCGCCGGCTCGACTCCGGCCGACCCGGTGACCTGTTCGGCAGCCGCGAGCTCGCGCCCCTGGAGCGCCCCTGGCCCAAGGCGACGACGGGCGACCTGCTCGGTCGAATGCTCGTCCATGCCGATTTCGGCGGCAACAGCTTCGTCGTGCGCCGGTCCTCGAAGACGCTCCGCCCCCTGCGCCCCGACTGGATCACGGTCATCCTCGGCTCCGAGCTCGACCCGGAGATGGCGGCATGGGACGTGGATGCCGACATGATCGGCATTGCCTACCAGCCGGGCGGGCCCTCCGGCGGACAGCAGCCGCAGGTGTTCCTGGCCGAGGAGTTCGCGCACTTCGTCTCGACGCCGGACCCGCTGGCGCCGGCCGGCCTCGGGATGCCGTGGGTGCAGACGATCATCCGCGAGGTCCTCGGCGACAACGCGGCGACGGCGCACAAGCTCGCGTTCTTCCGCAACGGCGCGACGCCGAACGCCATCGTGACCGTGGACAAGGGCTACACCGACGACCAGATCCTGGGGCTGCGCAAGCAGATCGAGTCGCGCCACGAGGGCGTGCGCAACGCCTACCGGACGCTGATCCTGCGGGCCGCGGTCGAGAAGCTGGAGGTCGTCGGCAAGGATCTCCAGCAGCTCGACTTCAAGGTCGTGCAGGGCGCGGGCGAGACGCGCATTGCCGCTGCCGCGGGAGTGCCGGCCGCCGTGGTCGGGATCAGCGAGGGCCTCCAGGGATCGGGCCTCAGCGCGGACACCTACACCCCATCGATGCGCCGGTTCGCGGACCAGACGATGCGTCCGAAGTGGCGGAACGTCTGCGGCTCGCTCGAGGCCATCGTCAGCAAGCCGGCAGGCGGGGCCTGCCTGCTCTGGTACGACGACCGCGACGTGCCCGCGCTGAAGGACGACATCAAGGATGCCGCCGAGGTGCTGGGGCTCCAGTCGACGGCCATCGCCACCCTGACCCGCGACGGCTATGCCGCGGCCTCGGTCGTGGATGCGGTCACCTCCGGCGACCTGCGTCGGCTGAAGCACACGGGCCAGTTCAGCGTCCAGCTCCGTCCCCCCGGCGGCAAGGAACCTCCCCAGCCCGACATGCCCATGAACCCCGGCGACATGACGCCGCCGACCAACGGAGAGCCGATGCCGACAGGAGGCGCCAAGTGAAGCCTGAAGACCTCGCGGCGGCTCCGCCCGCCCGCCTGCCGTTCCCCGTCACCCGCGCCCTGGCAGCGCCGGTCGAGTGCCGGGCGGAGTCCGACGACGACGGTATCGGGCTGATGACCGGGCGCTTCTCGACCTTCAACGACTGGTACGAGGTGGACTCCTGGCTCGAGGGCCACTTCCTAGAGCGGGTCGGGCCGGGCGCGTTCCGCAAGACCATCGCCGAGAGCCGCGACAGCATGAAAGTGCTGTATGACCACGGTCAGGATCCGCAGATCGGCAACAAGGTCCTGGGCCCGATCCGGGATCTGACGACCTCCGCCGCGTTCGGCGTGCCGCTGTTCGACACGAGCTACAACCGCGACCTGCTGCCCGGGCTCAAGGCGGGCGTCTACGGCTCCAGCTTCCGGTTCACCGTCGAGAAGGACGAATGGGACCGGAGCCCCGAGCGGTCCACGCACAACCCCGACGCCATCCCCGAACGGACGATCACCGAGGCGCGCGTGTTCGAGTTCGGGCCCGTCACGTTCCCCGCCAATCCCAACGCCACCGCCGGCGTTCGCTCCACCACCGACGCCTTCTACCAGCGCAGCCGCGATCCCGAGGGCTTCGAGATGCTGCTGCGATCCGCCCAGCATGCCCGCACTCCGGTCACCGCCGGAGCCGCAGAACCGCCCGCCGAGCCGCCGTCCGGCACTCCGGAGGTCACGCCTCCCGAGCCGTCGCGTTCGGACACTCCGCCGGCCGTCGTCGCGCCGACCCCTCCGAGGGTCCCGCACATCAGCCGCGAGGAGTTCCTCGCCCGACTCAAGGAGAGATAGCCCCGTGGACATCCCCAACCTGGAAGAGTGCCGGGGCGCTGGCGACTACGCCAACGTCATCGGCTCGATCGACGCCCGCCTTCTCGAGATCGACCGGTCGGCTGGTGGCCGTCCGCTCGATGACGAGGGGCGCGGCGAGTTCGCCGAGCTCCAGCGCGTCCGCAAGGAAGCGGCCGAGGCCAAGGCCGAGGTCGAGGCGCGAGCCGCCTACCTCGAGACGCTCGCGGCCAAGCCCGAGAATGTCGTGCCCCCGCAGGTGCGCGACCGGTCCGACCTCCGCCGGACGCCCGAGGACATCTACGACCTCGCGGCCTACCGCGCCCGGACCACGAACGAGACCCAGTACCGCCAGACGCTCCGTGACGGCGCCATGCGGGCGCTGGAGTCCACCGTCTTCGCCCACCGGAACGTCCGCCAGGACGCCGCCAAGGAAGGCGTCCAGCGGCTGCTCGACCACCAGGACACGCCCGACTCGTGGCTCGCCCGCCACTTCCTCCAGGTGAGCTCGCCGGCCTACCGGCGCGCATTCCGCAAGTACGTCACCAGCGGGTTCATGAGCTCCGAAGAGCAGCACGCGTGGGTGTCGGCCAACAGCGCCGAGATGCGCGGCACGGCCCTCGCCATGGGCGTCACCACGACGGGCGGATTCTTCGTCCCGTCGATCCTCGACCCGACGCTCATCTCGACCGGCGCCTGGACGAACGTCAACATGATCCGGGCGCTCGCCCGGACTGAGCAGATCGTCGGCTCCAACATCTGGCACGGCCTCTCCTCGGGCGCCGTGACGGCCACCCGCGCGACCGAGGCCGCCGCGGCCACGGAGCAGGGCCCGACGCTCGCCCAGCCGGTCCTCCAGCCGACGAAGGTGCAGGGCCAGATCACGTTCTCGATCGAGACGGGCGAGGATCGCCCCGACCTCGAGTCGGAGATGGCGCGCCTCATCTTCGAGGCCAAGGACACCGAGGAAGAGAACATCTTCACCCTCGGCGTCGGCGATGCCCTCGGGGCTCTCTACAACCCGGTCGGCATCCACGCCACCCACGCCAACACCACCACGGCCTACGAGCACATCCACACCGCGGCCGACGGCACGCTCGCTGCCGCCGACCTCGACTCCACGCTCGCCGGCCTGCCGATCCGGTTCCGCCGGAACTCGGTCTGGGGCGCGAGCCGCACGGTCATCGGTGCCATCCAGGCGCTCGAGACTACGGGCGGCCGTCTCTTCGGCAGCCAGGCCGGCTACCCGGCCGTCGGCCAGCCGCAGCCCACCCCGGCGTCGGGCTTCACCGGCCTCCGGCTCCTCGGCTCCCCGCTGTACGAGACGCCCTCGGGCGCCACGTCCGTCGACGGCGCCAACAAGGTGCTGGCCGTCCTGTTCGACCCGCAGAGCTACTGCATCGTCGATCGGGTCGGGATGACCGTGGAGCTGATCCCGTTCATCTTCGGCGCCGGCCAGGGCAACCTCGTCACCGGCCAGCGGGGCCTGTACTTCTACTGGCGGAACGACGCTCGCCCGCTCTTCACGACGGGCGGGATGCGGCTGCTCCACCAGGCGTAACCCCTGAGCGCGGGGCCTCGGGACGACCGGGGCCCCGCACCCCCGACAGGAGCCGCACATGGCGAACGACGCGATCCTCCAAGTCCAGACCTCATTCCAGGCCACGATCGACGGCGAGCTCGTGTTCTTTCGCGCGGGCGAGCTCATCGACTCCGACCACCCGGCGGTCGCGAAGTGGCCGCACTACTTCGACTCGCCGAAGATCGACCACCGGGCCACGCCCGTCGTGGAGCAGGCCACCCGCGCCCCGGGCGAGAAGCGAGGTCGGCGATGAGCTTCTCGTGGACGCACCTGGGCGGCGCGACGAGCGCGGCCGTCGACGACTTCTACGTCCTCGTCGGCAATGGCGTCATGAAGAATGCCGCCTACACCCTGTCCAACACGATCCCGCCCGAAGCCGGCACTGCCCGCCAGATCACCCTCACCCACGCCACGGTCGGCGGCGTGGCCGACACCCTCGGCACCGTCACGGTCGTCGGCCGGAACCTCGCGGGCCAGAACATCACCGAGGTCCTCGTCCCGACCGCCGACACGAAGATCACCGGGACCCAGTGGTTCGCCTCCGTCGCATCTGTGACCGGCGCGGGCTGGGTGCGCAACGCGGGCGCGGGCTCCGAGGACACGATCATCGTCGGCTGCGCCGCGGACAGCCGTCTGGCCGAGGGCTACGGCACCCTCCACGGCCTCCAGATCAACACGGCCGCCGCGGGCACGATCACGGTCGCCGATGCGGTGGGCACGATCGCCACGATCCCGGCCAACCAGGCCGCCGGCACCTTCTACGTCTGGGATGTGGCCTTCGCGGGCCATATCGAGGTCACGCTCGCCGGGGCCTCCGACGTCACGGTCATGCATTCGGGCTCGCAGCCCACCAGCTACTCGATGTAGCCATGACTCACGTCTACGCCTCGCTGGCCGAGTTCAAGGACTTCCTGCGCGAGCAGGGCAGCGCGTCGCTGGGATCGAACAACGACGCCTCGATGCTGACCGTCCTGGAGTCGGCCAGCCGGCGCGTGGATGTGTTCTGCAACCGGGGGACAGGCTTCGGTCCGGTCACGGCCGTCCGCAAGTACGACGGCGAGTACGGGCTGAACCTCTGGTTCGGGGCCGACCTCGCCTCGCTCACGTCCGTCTCCATCCGCCCCACGACGGGAGCGGCCGGCGTCGCGGCCACGGTGGAGACGGACTTCTACCTGATGTCCGGGGTCACCTATGGCGACCCGCCCTACCGGCAGATGGTGTTCCACCAGCAGGGCAGCGTGTCGCGGTTCGGCTACGGCTACCGGGTCACCGAGATCACCGGGACGTGGGGCTACCCAACGCTGACCCGGACGCTGGTGCCGACCACGGCCGAGGCGCTCGACAACTCCGAGCAGGCCATCGATGTCTCAGCCCTCACCGGGATCTCGCCCGGCATGACGCTGCTGATTGAGAGCGAGCAGGTCTACGTGTCCTCGATGGTGGACAGCACGACCAAGACGCTCAACGTCGACCGCGGCGTCAACGGCACCACGGCTGCGGCCCACGACACCGCCAAGGCCATCAGCCGCATCGTGTACGACTCGCGGGTCATGGACGCGACGATGCGCATCGCCCTCCGCCGCTGGCGGGCCCGGGACGCAGGAGCTGACGGCATGGATGGCGGCGGGCAGGTCGGCGTCATCGTCCCCCGCGAGGGCGAGGACCTGATCCTGGAGCGGACGATCGGCAGCCTTCGCTTGTGGGAGCACCCCTTCTGATGGCCGTCCGCGGCAACTACAGGGCGCGCTCCGGCCCGGGCGGCGCGTCTATCGAGATGACCGGCCCGCTGTTCGCGCCCAACGCGAACGAGACGCTGCGCCAGAACATCCGCCGGATGCTCCAGGGCCTCGCAGACGAGGGCGTGCGGATGGCCCGGGCCAACGTGTCCGGGCACCGCAAGACCGGCGACTTCGAAGCGGGCATCACCGGCCGCGTCCGCAGCCTCCGGGGCGCGCCGTGGTGGCTGACGGCGGTCGTCTCGCAGCAGCACGTCGAGCCCTGGGCGACGCGGGGTAGCCGGTCGTTCGGGATCCAGCAGTCGGGCGTCCGGAGGAAGCGCGGCTCGCGCAAGAGCGCGCCCGAGATGCACGCCTGGAGCCTGACCGACTCGCAGGTCCTGGAGCGGATGGCCAACGCCAACTACCGCGGCGGCAAGCTCGAGGCCAAGACCCACGCCTTCCGCTCGGCGGCCGGCCAGATGCGCGCATCGCGTGCCGTGCTCGCGGCGAACCTGACGGCGGGCCTCGAATGAGCTACACGAGCCAGCGCGACGCGATCCTCGTGCATGCCGCCGCTGCCGCGGCTGCGGTCGACGCGCAGTGGAAGGACGTCGCCATCGGCGCCCCGATCCCGCGCGGCAACCGCTGCGTCCGGATCTTCTACGGCGGGGAGGCCGCGCCCCAGCGGATGGGCGGGAACCGCGTGCTCAACGGCGAGCTCGTGGCGGAGACGATCGCGCTGGTCGCGTTCTGGTCCATGACCACGCTCGATGAGACTGCCGTCAAGGCGATCGATACCGAGATGTACTCGTTCAAGCACGAGCTGCGGACCCGGATCCTGGGCGACAGCCAATTGGGCGGGGCGTCGACGGACCTCGAGATGTCCTACGCGGAGCCCGACTTCCAGATCATCGGCGGCGGGCGCTGGGCGATCCTCGCGGCCGAGTTCCTGTGCGACTACACCGAATACCCCCTAGCGCCGTGAGGAGCTGACGAATGGCGAAACAGTCCGGCATCGGCTCGGCGCTCTGGTGGGGGTCGGTCGACCTCTCGGGCGACGTTGGGGCCGTCAACCAGATCGAGACCCTGCGCACCCTCCTCGAGGTCACCGGCATCGGCGCGGCTGCACCGGAGCGGATCCCCGCCCTCCGCGACGGGAGCCTCGGCTACACCGCGTATTGGAACGCCGTGCCCGGGCAGTCGGTGCTGACGCTCCAGGCGATGCCGCGGACCGACGTGCAATGCACGGTCGCCGCCGGGACGCAGGCCGTCGGCTCCCCCGCCGCGTCGCTGGTGGCGAAGCAGAGCACCCTCGGCATCGCCCGCGGTCAGGACGGATCGCTCGTGGCGTCGGTGGCCGCGGCTGCCAACGGCAGCCCCCTGGAGTGGGGCGAGCTCCTGACGACGGGCAAGCAGACGTTCGCCTCGGGCACGGTCAACGGGACGTCGGTCGACCTCCAGAGCGTGTACCCCCTGCTGACGACCACGGCCTTCGGCGCGGCCGCCTACCTCCACGTCTTCTCTCTCGGCTCGGGCACTCCGACCGTCACCGTGGCCGACAGCGCCAACGACTCCACGTTCGCTGCCCTCTCGCCCACCAGCCTCGCGTTCAGCCCGGTCGCGGCCGGCGTCCAGCGCCTCCAGACGGGGGTGACGGCGACCGTCCGCCGCTACGTCCGCATCCAGGTCACCGGCACGTACACGGACCTCGTGTGTGCCCTCAACTTCGTCCGCTACACCGAAGACCCGGCGTAGTCGTCAACCCACAGGAAGGAGTCCTCCCTTGGCCAAGGTCAGCGGTTTGACGACCAGCGTCACGGTCGCCAGCAACAACATCAGCAACGACGTGACGTCGATCAACGTCGACACGCCCTACGGCGTCCAGGAGATCACGGGCCTCGACAAGAGCGCGGTGGAGCGGCTGCTGCTGCGCGCCGACTGCACGGGTTCGATGACCGGCGTGTTCAACACCACGGCGTCCATGTCCCACGCCACCCTCAAGACGCCCGGCAGCAAGACCGTGGTCCTCGTCTACCCGGGCCCCGCCACCCTGACGTTCACGGCCGTGTTCACGAACTACGCCCTGACGATGGGGCAGGACGGCTCCCTGACGTGGTCCGTCAACTTCTCCCTGTCGTCGGGGACCGCCGCTGCCTGGACCTGATCCATGGGCTACCGCGTCGACGCCTCGGCCACCCTTGTCCTCGAGGGGTACGAGGGGGCCGAGGTCACGGTCAGCATCGGCGTCCCGCTCCATGCCCTCGTGGAGTGGGACACCGCAGAGAACCACACCGAGGAATGGCCGATCTTCGTCCGCTGGGCCCGCCCCGCGTGGGACCTCGAGGACGCGGAGGGGCCGATCCCGCCCGATGAGGACGCCATCCGCCGTCTGCCGCTGCCGATGCTGCGGACGATCATGCGGGCGTGGCGGCAGGCTGCGGTGAACCCGCCCGCCCCTTTGCCGCAGCCGTCTTCCGATACCGAGCCGTCGGCGGCGTGAAGCCCAAGGCCCTCGCCTGGGCGGAGACCATCGTCGGCCTCGGGGAGCGGTTCCACGCCCTGCCGTCGGTCGTCCTCGAGCAGGACGCATCCCTGCTCCGTGACCTCGCGCTGCTCAACCCTGACTGCGGGGAGGCCAAGGACTGATGGCCGGTAACACCGTCCGGATCCTCGTCGCCGCGAAAGACGAGATCAGCTCGACGCTCGACAAGATCCGCGACAAAGCGGCATTGCTGTCCAAGACCGACATCGGCAAGGGGATGCTGCAAGGCGCAGGGATCGCGGCCTTCGGGGCGGTAAAGAACGCGGCGTTCGGGGCACTCGGCGCGGTCACGGACTTTGCCGCGGGTTCGATCCGGGCCGCCTCCGATCTCGCCGAGACAGTGTCCAAGTCGTCGGTGATCTTCGGCCAGAGCGCGGACAAGATCAGCGCCTGGGCGGACACGATGGGCAAGGCAGGCGGCCTGTCCAAGCGCGCCGCGCTGGACGCCGCGTCGGGTTTTGCCGGGCTGTTCCAGACGGTCGGGCTGGCTGGGGACAAGTCGGCGGAGATGTCCGTCAAGCTCACGCAGATGGGGTCCGACCTCGCGTCGTTCTTCAACACCGACGTCGACTCGGCCCTGCAAGCCCTG